TTCAAATCCAATATTGTAAGGAACGGGCATATAAACTTTTTTCAAGTTGGTTCCATCAGATGCTTTAAATGTTTGGGTAACACCAGTTTTTCTTGATGGATCATATTGAATAGAAACCATCTCAAAAGACATTCTTGGTAATGTTAATGCGACTGGTTTACTCAATTCTGCCTGTTGTTGAATTTTGGCAAGAAATTTTTGCATTGGACCATATGCCAAAGCAACCCTCATTTCAGAAAAGGTTCCGTCATTGGCATCTTTATGCCTGATATAAATTTGATTAAATAGTGTTCCAAAACCAATGATGGTTTTTCTAATAATCTCGTGATAGTAATAAGTTCCTAACATTAGTAATTACCAAAAGGATTTGATTCTGAAAAATCTAGCAATTGATCTGCTTCCGCCTCAATTTCATCATTTTCAGCATATTTATCATATAAGTCATAATCTTCAAAAGATTTGACATGATATGATGCAGAGGAGGCAGTACCAATGACTGTTTCTCCAGGAATAAATCTACCAGTATTTATTGAAATTTTAAGAATCCTTTCTCCGTTTTCAATTTTAGAGCTCTTAATAAATGCTCTAGTTCCAGAAAGAGATCCAACAACTTCTTCATTATTGATATAAGTTCCAACACCAACCACTGGAGGTGATGATATTGTTACTGTTGGTGCCGTCGTATATCCATATCCAGTATTAATTATTCTAAATCCAGTGACTTTTCCACCAGATATAGTTGAAACCACTTCTGCAGTTTTTCCAACTCCAGTAGGACCAGAAATAGATACAACTGGTGGAACGTAATAATTTTTTCCTTGGTTTAATAAGTTGAAAGTATAAACAGCACCGTCTACTATGCTTACCGTAGCTGCAGCTCCAGCACCACCACCCCCAGTTATAGCAATTCCAGGTTTTACTGTATATCCAAATCCAGCATTTGTAATTAGAATTTCTTTAATGGATTGAGAACCATTTAAAGACGTTGTAATCGCAACAGCAGTTGCTCTTAACCCACCAACAGGTGGAGCATCTATTGTAACTATTGGAGCAGAGCTGTAATTATACCCATCATTAGTCAAATAAATTTGCCCAATAGATCCAGAGGCGGCAATTTGTGCATTGGCTGTCGCAGTTGTTCCAAATCCAACTAAAGTTAAAGTTGTAATATAACCAACATCTTTGATAGCATCTTGAATATCTTCAATTCCAGTATTAATCTCTTCATCTTCATATTCAAATAGTTCACACTTAAGTTCATAAACATAATTTTTTCCTAATTGATAGAAAGGAGTTTCAAACTCAACTCTTTTAATTTCAAAAAGTCTTTCTCCCAATGGGAAATAAATTAAATCTCCTTCTCTTGGTCTAGATGCTAAAAGAAGATTTGCACCCTCATCAATATCTGGATCAGCATCCTCTGCTTCTAAAATAGTTTGTAAAAATGGAGTTATAAATTCTTCAAATCTTTCTTTTGAAATAGTTAAAGAAACTTCATTTGTCAATCTGATTCCAAATTTACTCATAATATCATAAGATTGACCATATCCTTCATAATTATTGAGATATGCCTCTATTAAAAAATTATCATCAAATTTTGATGATTCTACTTCTCTTAGAATATTATCGACATTAAGATATTTTCTAGGTATGTAATAAACCTCAATACCAAACATTCTTAAATGTTCGTTTATCAGATCCTGAACTAAATTTTGTTCTCCAGGAGAACCTTGAAGAAAGAAGGGATTAAGAGCCATTATCCAATAAAATCGTAAGGTGGCATTTCATAATCAAGAGACATTCTTTGTCTAATATTTTCTAATTCTCTTTCCGCATCTTCGTATATTTCTCTACCATTTAGTTCAATACCACCTGGTAGTTTTACTCCCCTAAACTTAATTAGGTTTTGTCCCCACTGCCTCTTTATAAGAGCTGTAAGATATCTTTTCAAAAAACTATCATTATAAACTTTAGTAAAATCATTTGGATCTAGAATACGATAACAGTCAATAACAAAATAGGTTTCTGGTAATTTTTGAGACCAATCTATATCCAAATAAAGTCTATTTTGTCTTTTATTGAATCTAACTTGCTTATCAGTTTTTAAAAGAAAATCAATGTCTTCCAAATAACTTTTAACCATTGCATATTGTAAAAGTTCAACAGAGTTAAAATAATAAAGATCATTTAAAAATAATTGATATTTAATACTGAACATACCGCCAGAAATATCACTAGTATCAAATTTAAAAACTTTTTCTATACCAATAACAGAATCAGGGACCTGAATATAATTTGAAGTTTCATAAAAATTAAATGATGTACTTCCATATCCAGTTATATTTGCTGTTCCAGTAGTTGTAACTATACCAACGCCAGTGTTATATTTTGCTTTTCCTCTATCGACATCAGATTGTGATACTTTGTATTTCAAATACATTCTTTCAACACCATCAAAATGACGCTCATGAAAATACTGCAAAGCGTCATCAACTAGGTCATCAATTTGGTCATCATCAATATTAATTTCTAATACTGGAGCTCCTAATTTTCTGAGACAATACTCTACTAATTCTTGTCTACTTGCTGGTTTTGCCATCAGTATACTCCTCCATCGATATCAGTTAATCCAAATTGACCATTAACAGTGAGATCAGTAACGGTCAAACTATCTAAATTTAAAGTCTTTTGTGTTACAAATTTTTGGGTACTTGCGTGATAAACTGCTATTACCCCATCAGTTAGATCTGTTGCATCTACATCAAATAATTTTATAAAAAGAGTTGGTATAGCCCCATTAGCTAAAACTTTAACCGCTGGTTGAGCACCTACTCTAACTTTAATGTTTGACATTAGCGAGTTACTCCTGCTCTAACTAAAGCCATTCCTTCAACTGCTTTTACCCTATCATTATTTGATTGAAGTCCACCTGCTTGAATCAAAACGTCATAAACATATCTCCCAGGTTTTAAGGATGATGTCTGTGCATCAGTTAGAGTTATTGATATAACTCCATCAGATGGTATAGCGATAGACGATGCGAATGAAACATAACTTGAACTAGAATATGTTTTTCTTAGTTGTGCGGTAATCCCGTAACCAACTAAATTTTTCGCTTCATTTGTTGCAGTATCTTGAAGCTCAAAATTAATCGCAAAGTCGCATCCCTGCTCAATAACAATATTTGATACATATACTGCCATATTTCAAAGACAATCCTTACCAACTATTTATAAATCAATTGCTGGTAGAGAAGAAATAACTTCCTGCTGCTTCAAATATAATTTGAAATATGATTTTGCAATATTTCGCAAATCCTCAATATCTTCAATTTTATCAATTTCTGCTGCATATTTAAAATATTCAAAACTTTTAGTTAAATTTTCTAACTCAATTTTGTTTGGATCCATTGATTAATTCTCTTAATAGTGTTTTAATTTCACTAACTTCATCTTTTAAAATTTCAATCTCCTTTTTTTGATGCTGCCTATTCATCAAAGAATTTACATATTGATTGTATGCATTTTCATCACAATTAATTATAGCACCTGTTTTTTCGTCTCTAAAAAGATTAGGACTTCCTTCGTCTGGTATTAAACTCATTTATCTAATTGCGATTGTTCTTAGGTCTTTAATCAAAACGGGTTTGGATTGATCTGTTCCTGAAATTACAATCTTAATTGTATAACCAGTAAACTGATCTAGATTTTCTGCTGTAAATTGATATTCTGAAAAAGCACCATCTAAGTTTGCAGCGACAAAAGCATCTGCACGACCACTATTTTTAGATGGGTTAACTACAAGATCACCAAACCCATCTCCATTTATATCAACTAAGTTATCATATCCTGGGAATAATTCAAATGGTTGATTTACTCCATTAGAGTCTGGTCTGATTAGACTGTAGAGAACTCTAAAGTCTGAAGATGCAGGTCTATTTGCAGCAAGAATAACTTTAAGTGAAGTTGCTGGATATTTTAAATAAATTGGATTTGAAAGATAGAATGCGGCATGGCGATCTTCATTAATAGTGTGGGTTGATGCATCTAAAACATAATCTAATACAGGTCGGTTCATTCTATTGCTACGGAATTCTGTAAAAGCATTATCCGTAAAGATGAGAGGAGATAGGTTTTGATTTTGTGTTGATAACGTAATGCCAGTTGTAAATGATTTGTTTCTAGGTAAATTGCCCAAGTAAGTCTGCTCATTAACTTTAGAACAAACTATTCTAGTTGAAGATAAAGTATTAAGTTCATTGATTTC